CAGCAATTGCCGCGCTAACTGCGGCAGACTCGACACTCAAACTTGCGGGGCAAGTTCAAAAGTCGGGGGCGGAATCGTTTAGCGGGGCTAGCGGTGACGATGCGATCACCAAATCTGGTTTCGGCGCCATGAGTATGCAGGCGCGAACCGCCCTCAAGCAGAGCAACCCCGCGGCTTACGCCCGATTGGTTGCCGAGCAGTAACCGAAAGGCCCCATCGTGCCAAATGTTGTAACTACCTCCGCCAACGTCATCGACCCGCAGGTCTGGGCTGATACCGTCAGCCCACTCCTGCTGGGTAAGTCGGTCATGGCCGGCCTGTCCACCCAGGATGACACCCTCGTCGGCACTCCCGGCTCCACCGTCTCGTTTGGCACCTGGGTTTACTCCGGTGACGCACGCGACGCAGCCGAAGGCGTCGAAATTGAGGCTGACGGCCTGAGCATGACCGAGCGCCACGTGTCGATCAAGGAAATCGGCAAGCGCCTTGACCTGACCGACACCGCCACGCTCATCGCACTAGCCTCGCCGAACTCCGAAGCTGTCTCTCAGTCGGCTCTGGCGATCAGCCGCAAGATCGACACCGACCTCCGTGTCGCTGCCGAGCTCGTCACCACCGGCGAATTCGCCAGCTCCCCGCTGATCTTCCCGACAGTCGCCGCCTCGCTCACGTATGACGCCTACGTGGATGCCAGCGCGCTCTGGGGCGACGAGTACGACCCGGCCAACGTTGCGGCGCTCATCGTGCACTCGAAGCAGTACACGCAGCTCCGCCATGACCCCGACTTCATCACCGTAGACAAGATCGGCGACCGCGCCAGCATCATCACCGGCCAGATCGGTTCTCTCGCCGGTGTCGCCGTCATCGTGTCCGACCGGGCAACCGCGATCGGTACGGCCGGTACTGCGGACGCGGGCCACAACGCCCTGCTGATCCGTCGTGGCGCCCTCGCACTGCGTTACAAGCGCCGTGCACTGGTCGAAACTGACCGCAACATCGCCAAGCGCATCAACACGGTTGTGACCACGGCGCACTACGCAGCGCACCGTGCAGATGACCGTGGCGTGATCGTCCTCGGCGTGCTGGACGCGGCCGTCTAATGGCAGCCCCGAAGACCCCAACGAAAGGCGTCACCGTGAGCGATCCATCTGCACCCGCTGCCGAAGTCCCCGAGGTTGGGCCGGCCGCCGTCGAAGCCGGCGCAGACCTGGCCGCCGAAGCTGTCATGTACGACGGCTACGACCGCGACCAGCTCGTCACGGAGCTTGGCAACTACGAGCTGACAGCCAAGGACGGCAGCACGGATGACGAGCTGCGCGCGGCGCTGTACGGCATCCGTGCCGTTCGCGCCGCAGCCGAGCCGGCCAAGGCAGATCTGATCGAGCGGCCCGAAGAGCCAGCCGAGTATGCGGGCGCTCGTCACCCGTTGCTTGTTCAGGTCGAAACGGCCGCCGAAGCGGCAAATTAGCACCCGGTGATGTATGGGTGGGTCCGAGTCAAGGCCGGGAAACGGCGCATATCTCAGGTTCACCCGGCTAAGGACGACTGGGGAGAGCGTGGCGGCTATAACGCTGGGCTGCCGGCCCAAACCTCCCTCCCTGTAGCGGCGTACCTGCTCGGCCCACCCAAACCTCACCACCTCTGAAAGGCCCTCGTGTATCTCACTCCCGAAGAGTTGCAGGCGTACATCTACGGAACCGGCAACACCACCGCGCTGCCTGACAATGCGGCCGCGCTCATCCGTCACGCTGAGGGCCTGGTGGATGACACGCTGCGCGGGGCGGTCTACACCGTGGACGCCGACGGCATCGCCGCGAAGCTCGAATACGCCACGGCCATCATGTTCGCCACCGCCGAACAGGCGCAGGCGTGGGTAATGTCCGGCCTTGATCCGCGCCTAGGCGTTGCCCAGCTCCCCGACGTGATCGTGTCCAAGTCTGCTCTGGGTATCTCCACCACCGTGCAGGCGTCTAGCCGCCGCGACCTCGAAGCGCTGGCATCCGGGCAGGAGCTCACTGCCGCCTCGTGGGCGTACCTGAACCGTGCTGGCCTCATCACCGCCCATATCGGCGCGCACGACGCGGGAGAACGCAGCCTAGCCGCCGTGATCGGGGTTTCGGAATGAGCCCGCAAGTGGTCGCAACGCTCAGTCTCCGCGAGGTATTCGGCGATTGGATGGGCTCAACAGTGAGCGTCGCTACGAACCGCGGCGCCGGCGCATACGGTCCCGACCTCGCAGAACCCATCCCCGTCGTCGGTGTCATGGTGTCTTTCAAGCGCCGATTCGTCCGAAATTCTGAGGGCAACACCGTGCCGTCTGAGGCTTCGATACTTGCGGGGCTGGAGCACGAATCGAAGTTCACCGGCGGGTCTGTCGTCACACTGCCCAGTGGCCGGAATACGACCGTCATCACCGCCGCTCTCGATCCGCTCATGTTCGGCGCTCTGGTCGTGAATCTTGAGTGATTTCGTCCTGGGCGGATCGGCTGCGTTCATTGCCAATATTCGCAAGGTGCAGGCCGATGTAGCGAAGCAGAAAAAGCGCGGACTCATCGCCGCCGGCGCCCTCGTGCTCAACACGTCGAATCAGCGCGTGCCGCACGAAGAGGGCGACTTTGAGCGCACCGGCCGCGTCACCGTGGACGAAGACGGCCGGGTCGCCGCCGTGAGCTACAAAGACGTGCGCTACCCGAATGAGGCCGCCCGCCTCCACGAAGACATGGAGATGAACCACGACGAAGGCCGCGGCGCCAAGTTCCTCGAAAGGGCGTTCACGGAGACCACGGACGGCGTGCGAACCATCCTCGGCGATCACATCAGTTCGGCGATGGACTAATGGCCCGGTTCGATTCGTTCCTGACCGAGCTGGTAGAGGGCATCGCCGGGCACATCATCTTCACCGTGCCGGAAACGCCGTACTACTACGACGCGAGCGGGGCCGTGTATCCGTCGGGAAAGCTCGGCCTGTACCGCGACCGCACCCCCGAAATCGCCTACCCGACCGTGACTATTTCGGTTTACGAAGCGGCCCAAAATGCCGATTCGCTCGTGGCCGTTCAGTTCAAAATCTGCTCGAAAGACCCGCGCGAAGGGGATGCAATCGACGCCGACCTGCGCGCCAGCTTTGACCACCTCTACGCCAAGACTCTCGGCACCGTGAAGGTGGCCTATGCCGAGCGCACTTCGGGCACGCTCCTGCCGCAAGACACGCAGGGCCGCGGCGTCCGTACCGAAAATTACCTATTCCGGGTCGATTGGCCCAACCTCAACCGCCCCATCTGAAAGGCATCACCATGACAATCACCACCGCCACCCCGCTCGGCTCCACTACCTCGAACCGCAAATGGCGCTGCGACGTTGCCGCGATCCCCGTGGCCGCTGCTGAGCCCGCCTGGTTGCGCCTGCGTGGCCTGACCGAAATCAAGGTCAACCCGGGCACGTCCGCGCTGACCGATACCTCTGATTTCGAGGGCGACGGCTTCACCCAGTCCGAGGCATTCTCGGCGGGCTGGGGTGCTGAGGGCAAGGTCCGCCGCGCTACCGAAACGAGCACTCCCGACGTGTACGACCCCGCGCAGGAGCTCGTGCGCATCGCCGGTGAGGGCGGCCTGGGCATCGCCAACCGTCTCATGGTCCGTTTCTACGAGATGGAAGCGGACGGCCCCCGCGTCCAGGCCGTGACCGGCTTCGCGAACGCAACCTGGTCCGACGACGGCGGCGCCGTCACCGCCGGCTCGATGGCGTCGTTTACTCTCGTGGGCGCTGGCAAGCCGACCAGCCGCGTGCACCCCGATACCATTGTGGTCCCATAGCGGTAACTACCGCAATCACGCGCTAAACTGCGAGGGTCTGACCAAACGGTCAGGCCCTCGCTTTACGTATCGGAGACACCAATGGCCTCACCCGACCTTTCCGCTTTCGGCGACTTCCTCGACGACGATGGATTTACCACTCCGCCGATCCCATCCCGCGAATACCCTGCCGGCCGCGCCTACCTTGTGCCCAGCCCCGACGGTGTGACCGGCGCCCGCATGGTCGCCCTCGCTGGCATCGCCGCGAAGAAAAACGCCGACCTTGAAATCACCGCCGCCGACCTCGAAAAGCTCAACCTGAACGACCAGGAAGAGCAGGACTTTATGGAAATGGTGCTGGGTAATGCCTACGCTGAAATGATGGCAGACGGCGTGAGCTGGCAGCGCATCAGCCGCCTCGGCCAGTATGCGTTCGTATTCATCACTCAGGGCGAACAGGCCGCCGCGGATGCCGCAAAGGCGGGCCTTTTCTCGGGAAAAGCACCAGCCCGCAACCGGGCGCAAAAACGAGCCGCGACGACGACCGCCGCGTCACGGCCGAAAACCCCGCGGGCCTCGCAGAGTACGAAGACGCCCCGCACCCGACCGACGGCCTGACCTGGCGCGACATTCTCGGGTACTGGCAACTGATCGAACTCGACTTCCAAGAGGTCTACAGCCTCGACATGGGCAGCGGGATTCTACGGGATCGGTCGTGGCGTTGGTTGCGCGAACGATTGCTTGGGCTACTATCGACAGAGAGCAGATTACAGCGGGTTCTGAATCCTCAACAGCCGAAGAAATAGCACCGCTGGAGGTCCCCCGCTTTGAGTCTCGATTTAGGCGACCTGGTTGGACGCATCAGCCTCGACTCGTCCGGCTTTGATAAGACCCTCGACAAGTTGCCCGGCAACCTCAAAACCTCGGGCAAGGTCATGGCTGGCGGCGCCCTGCTCGTCGGTGGCGCCGTCGCTGTGGCCCTTGGCACCGGCCTGAACGATGCCATCAACTTCGACAAATCAAACCGGACCGTGGCTGCACAGCTCGGACTTACCGCGACTGAGAGCGCCCGCGTTGGCACGCTTGCCGGCAAGCTCTACGCCGACAACTACGGCGAGAGCGTCCAACAGGTCCAGGGGGCGATCGGCAACGTCATGGCGGGCATTCGTGGGATGGGCGATGAATCCGACGCCGTAGTGTCCGACATGACAGCGAAGGTGCTGAGCTACTCCTCCGCTTACGGGGTTGAATCTGCGGATGCTATCCAGATGGTTTCCGGCCTGCTCGGCTCCGGCCTCGCTACGTCGGCGCAGAATGCTATGGACCTGATGACCGGGGCCATGCAGTCCGTACCTGAGGCGCTGCGCGGTGACATGACCGACGCGATCACCGAATATGGGCCTTTCCTTGCGTCTATTGGCATGGACGGCGAGACGGCTTTTGGGGTGCTCGCTACTGCTGCCGAAAAGGGCATGTATGGCATCGACAAGACCGGCGACGCCCTCAAGGAATTCACCATTCGAGCTACCGATATGAGCGCTGCCTCAAAGGTCGGTTATGACGCGATGGGTATGAGCCAGGACGAGATGAGCGCGAAGCTGCTGGCTGGTGGCGATGACGCAGCCACAGCATTCGCTGACATCGTGCACGGCCTCCAGAGCATCGAAGACCCGGTAGCGCAGTCTCAGGCCGCCCTGGCCCTGTTTGGGACGCCGCTCGAAGACCTCGGCGTCACCGAGATTCCCAATTTTCTCGGTGCCATCGACCCTATGGGTGACGCGTTCGATTCCGTCGCCGGCAAAGCCGACGACCTAGGCGACACCCTCGCATCTGGTCCTGGGGCGGGCATGGACGAATTTACCCGAAAGGGCGAAATCATGCTGGCCGGCATCATGTCCGGGCTACTCCCCGGCATAACGGCCGTTTTCGGCTATCTGAACGATCACCCCAAAACGCTTACTGCTATTGCGGTTGGCCTCGGCGTCGTCGCTGCTGCTGTCCTCGTCGCCGCTGCGGCTATGTGGGTTATGAGCCTCACCCCCGTAGCTCTCATGTTCGGCGGCATCGTTATCGCGGTAGGCCTACTCATCGCTGGGATTGTCCTACTCGTGCAGAACTGGGATGAAGTAATCGCGTGGATCGTTGGGGCCTGGGGCGGATTCGTCGGCTGGCTAGTCGATGGGCTCAATGGCCTCGCCTCATGGTGGAGTGACCTCTGGGCTGGAATGCTCGAAGGTGTCGCCGCCGGATGGCAGGCGATCATGGATTGGTTTGCCGGGATTCCGGCTGCGATCGGCGAGTTTTTCGCCGCTGCCGGCGAGTGGCTGCTAGACGCTGGCATGTGGCTGCTCTCGGGCCTCGCTACCGGTATAGCTTTGGGCGTCGTCGCGGTCTGGTTTTTCTTCACTCAACTGCCAGGCCTGATACTAAATTTCCTGATCGGTGCGGCCGTCTGGCTCGTACAGACGGGCGCTAACCTGCTCAACGGGCTCGCCGCCGGCATCGTCGCTGGATATGCCGCGGTGTCCGCATGGTTTGCTGCGCTACCCGGCAACATCCTTGCGTTTCTTGTGGGCGCCGCAATCTGGCTACTCCAGACCGGAACGAACTTGCTGAACGGCCTACAGTCAGGCATTACGAACGGCTGGGCGGCTGTCGTCGCATTCTTCGTCAACTTGCCTGCCAACATCCTCGCGTTTCTGGTCGGTTTCGGCACCCTACTTATCTCCTTAGGTACCCGCCTACTCAACGGGCTGGGTACAGGAATTTCAAACGGCTGGGTAGCCATAACATCGTTTTTCACCGGATTACCTGGCACTATCGGCGCCCTGTTTGCCGGCGCGGGCGACTGGCTTTTCGACGCAGGCTCGAACATTGTTGATGGACTGATGAGCGGACTCAAATCAATGGCTGGCAGTGTCGGAAAATTTTTCCTTGACCTCCTCCCGGGTTGGATCGTCGGCCCGTTCAAGACTGCACTGGGTATCGCGTCCCCGTCGAAGGTATTCAAGGGTTTCGGCGTGAACATCGGCGAAGGCCTGATCGGTGGGCTTGACACGATTCAGAGCGACCTTGACCGGCGCATGGCCGACATGGTTACCGTGCCGCCTATAGATGTGGCCCTGCGCCTCGGCTCGTCGGCCGCTGACGCCGCAGGATACGGAAACGGTACGGGCGCACAGTCTGGGCCTGCCGTGACCGTAGACGCCCGTATGACGATTCAGGGTGATGTGGGCTGGAACCGCGAAGAGCTCGAAGCCGAAACCAACCAGCGCCAGCTAGACGCCCTCGCCCTGGCCGGCCTGGGCACCGTAGGGATTTGACCATGACCGACACGCACACCCCACGCCTACAGATTACCTGGACCGGCACCGACGGCAGTCTGTGGGACCTGCTCGGCGGCCCGGTACGCGCGAGCACCGCCGGAATCCGCGGCCTGTCCATGCCAGAAGTCGAGTACGCCGTGCAGGAATACGCGCTGCTGCACGGCCAGGAGACGACGAGCTACACCGTGCGACCGCGTAAGGCATTCTTGCCGCTGCGATTCGCAGACCATGACCCGTACAGCGTCACGCAAGTTCAACGCAATTTCTGGCGCTCGATCCGCCCGGGAAAAACCGGCACGCTCACCGTTTCGGATGGTATGGGCGGGGCTCGCTCACTCCTGCTGAAATTCGGTGATGACGGCATGATCGCGTACAAGATCGACCCAAATATCATTACTAAGGCTTTCGGCCTTTCGATGACTGCTGATGCCCCGTTTTGGA